ACCTCTGACTTGTTCACTGACGCTGGTTTCCGTAAGCTCATCCAGTTGATGGACGACGCTGACGTACCAATGGATGGTCGTAAGTTTGCGATTCCTCCTTCACTGCGTAACGCAATCATGGGTATTGACCGTTATAACAGCTCTGACTTTGTTGATGGTCGTGGCGTAAACAATGGTCAAATCGGTAAGCTGTATGGCATCGACATTTATGTGTCGAGCAATATGCCTGTTATCGAGACTGCCAGTGACAACACTGCTGGTGATGCAGTTAAAGCTGCACTCTTGTTCCATACCGACACAATGGTATTGGCAGAGCAGTTAGGTGTTCGTAGCCAAACGCAATATAAACAGGACTATCTCTCAACTCTTTATACCGCAGACACTCTCTTCGGTACGAAGGTTGTCCGCCCTGAGGCAGGTTTTGTTCTTGCAGTAAACGCCTAAAAAGCAACTAGGTGGGAGGCTCGAAAGAGCTTCTCATCTTTTTAAAAGTATGTTATACTTAGCATATTTCTAAAAGGATTCTAGTGAAACAGTGTTCTAACTGTAACCAGACAAAAGAGTTTAAAGAGTTTTACATGAATAACGGTAAGCCTAAATGCTACTGTAAAGAATGTGTAAAACAAAAGAACAGAGAATGGAAACAAGTCAATAAAGACAAAGTAGCTGAATACGACAAAGCATGGCAACAAAGCAACAAAGATAAGAAGTCAAAGAACTACAAAAACTGGCAGGTTAACAACCGAGCAAAAGTAAATAGTTACAATTCGTATAGACGGGCTTTAGAATTACAAGCAACACCAAAGTGGTTAACTGCTTCTCATAAACTGCATATGGAATGTAAATATTCACTAGCGGTAATGTTTAGTAAATATACCGAAGAACAGCATCATGTAGACCACATTGTTCCTTTGAATGGAAAAACAGTATGCGGTCTTCATGTACCTTGGAACTTACGAGTAATTCCTGCTACAGAGAATCTTCGTAAATCTAATAAAATCTAGGAGACTATCATTTCTATCTATCGTGGAGCAGGTGGTGCAGGAGACGCTGTAGCGGATTCTTCAAGCGAAGCCTTACTAATTCGTGAACTCGTTGCCGAAGCTCAGGTTGATGCCAACGCTGCTGCTGCAAGTGCGACTGCTGCTTCTGGTTCAGCAAGCACTGCATCTACTGCAGCTACTAACGCTTCTAACTCTGCTACCGCTGCTGCAACTTCAGCAACCAATGCTAGTAACTCCGCTACTGCAGCAACAACACAAGCAACCAATGCATCTAACTCTGCTACTGCAGCTCAGACTGCAGAGACTGCTGCTGAACTAGCAGAAACCAACGCAGAGACTGCAGAGACTAACGCTGCATCTAGTGCTTCTGCAGCTTCCTCTAGCGCATCTACAGCTTCAACTCAAGCAACTAACGCAAGTAACTCAGCTACGGCTGCAGCTACTTCAGCCACTAATGCATCCAACAGCGCAACCGCTGCTTCTACGAGTGCATCCAATGCTTCTACGTCAGCAACTGCTGCTGCATCATCTGCGTCAGCGGCTTCTACATCTGCAAGCAATGCCTCCACATCAGCAACCAACGCAGCAGCTTCTGCTACTTCAGCTAGTGGTTCAGCTACAACAGCTACTACTCAAGCAGGTATAGCAACTACACAAGCATCTAATGCTTCTACATCAGCCACCAATGCAAGCAACAGTGCTACATCAGCATCTACCTCTGCATCTACAGCAACCACACAAGCTAGTAATGCAAGCAGCTCTGCCTCTGCAGCAGCTACATCAGCTACTAATGCTAGTAACTCTGCTTCCTCTGCAAGCACATCTGCTACCAATGCAGCAAACTCTGCTACCTTAGCAGCAAGCTACACACCAAGTCAAACAGGCAACTCTGGTAAGTTCTTAACTACCAACGGTACAGCTACAAGCTGGGCTAATGTGGATGCTTTGCCTTCTCAGACTGGTAATGCAGGAGAATACTTAACCACTGATGGAACTACTGCTTCTTGGTCTCCTTTAGATACGGATGCAAACAAAACCACTAAAGGTTTGTACGAACACAGCAACACCATCTCAACTAACTACAGCATTACTGCAGGTAACAACGCACACTCTGTAGGAGCTTTAACAATCGCTTCTGGTGTAACCGTTACTGTACCGTCAAACAGTCGCTGGGTTATCCTCTAAGGAACAATATGAGCGTAATATTACAATCAAGTAGCGGTGGTCAAATCACCATCCAAGAGCCTGCAACTGCTAGTAACTTTACGCAGACATTACCTGCCGCTACTGGCGATGTAATGGTTAGCGGTAATATGCCAGCGTTTAGTGCTTTGCCTAACTCTAATCAAAGTTTTACTTCATCTACTTGGACAAAAGTAGCATTTAATTCTGAAGAATTTGATACAAACAATAATTATGATGCAACAACAAATTATCGTTTTACGCCAACTGTTGCTGGGTATTATCAAATAAATGCTGTAGTTTCAATTAGTGGTACTGTAATGACCCAATTTATTTGTGCAATTTATAAAAATAATGCCGAATATAAACGAGGAAATCAACTTTCTTACGCTACTGGAGTTTCAAACTCATCTTGTTTAATCTCTTCTGTTGTTTATTTAAACGGTTCAACTGACTATGTAGAAATATATGGATTTGGTGTTGGAACTAGCCCTTCATTTATTGGTGGCGCAAGTTCAGTAAATTGCTCATTTAATGGCTCAATGGTAAGGACTGCATAATGTACGACAAAATCATGGCTCTATATCCTAGCCTTACACAACAGGATTTCCTAACTGTAATCACACTACAAAACGATTCAGACGGCAAAGGCGATTACATTGCCAAATGGGAACATCCAACACTAGCTAAACCAACTGCGGAACAATTAGCATGAGCCAGTTACAAGTAAACCGAATAAACGATGCAAGTGGTGGAGTTCTAGCACCCATTAGTTCAGTCATGCTATGAATGCACAGATTTACCTTGTATCCAATAAGCTGAACGGCAAACAGTATGTCGGGCAGACTATTAATCCTGAACACCAAATAGGGCATGGCAGGATTCTGCGTAAGGCTTATAAGTTACACGGTAAAGATAATTTTAGCTATGAGCCAATCTGTACTGGTATTACCAGCAGAACGACTTTAAACGCAGTAGAACGGTTTTGGATAGCGGTGGCAGACACGGTAGTGCCAAAGGGCTATAACATTGAATTAGGCGGTTCTGAAGGCTCTACATGGACAGAGGAACGCAGACGCAAGCATAGCCTGGCGTTAACAGGAAGAATCCACACTAGACCGCTTGGAAGCAAATCAGGCATGAAAGGCAAGAAGTTCCCCGAAGAAGGCAAGCGTAAGTTATCGGCAGCGTTAAAAGGTCGCCCTTGCCCAACTAAAGGAATACCGCACTCCGAAGAAACAAAAGCTAAAATGTCTGCAAGTCAGAAAGCATATTGGGCGGCAAATGGTAGCCCAAACAAAGGGCGCAAACACAGCGAAGAAACGAAAGCTAAGATGAGCGCAGCAAGGTCAAAGCGAGTTTACACAGATGAGGACAAAATGAAAATTAGCCAAGCCATTACCGAATGGCATAAAAAGCGTAAGGAGCAAGTATGAGTACTCTCAATGTGAATAGAATAGTAGACGCTAGTGGCGGTGTATTCGCTCCTGTCAGTTCTGTGTTTCGTTCAAGAATAATAAACGGTGCGATGGTTATTGACCAAAGAAACGCTGGTGTTAGCGTTAGCATTAATAATGCTGCTCCTTATATAACTGACCGTTTTGTGCCTAGGATTGTGGGCGGTGGCATTGTTTCAGCACAACAAAGCACCACAGCACCAGCGGGATTTGTGAATAGTCTATTATTGACAGTCACCACACCAGATTCTTCCGTTGCTTCAACAGATGATTATAAAGTAGGTCAGTTTATTGAAGGTTTAAACATTGCTGACTTAGGTTGGGGTACTGCAAATGCTAAGACAGTTACAGTATCTTTTTGGGTTCGCAGTTCTATTACAGGAACTTACGTTGTTGCATTGCAAAACTCCGCAGAAAACAGAGGTTATCCAGCAACTTATGTAATTAACGCTGCAAACACTTGGGAACAAAAGTCAGTAACTATTGCTGGGGATACAAGCGGAACTTGGCTTACTACAAACGGAATTGGAATTCGATTAAATTGGAATCTTGGCTCAGGTTCTAGTTATAACGGAACTGCAAATGCTTGGAATGCCGCAGATGTGCGAACAGTATCAGGCGCAGTAAATTGGATTGGCACAA